GGATTCAGAGGCTTGGACATCTGTGACCACGAAGTGCTCTTGAGAAGAGGGGGCTTTGTTGGATTCAAGAGAGATGATCACAATACTATCTTGAGGTTTTGGTGGTATTCCCCCGATATCATTGATACAAACATCAAGTTCTTTTTTTGCGATTGTCGTGGGGATTCTGCCTCCAGCCTCCGATTCCGAATGTTTAATGGTGTAAATCGCTGTAATTTGAAACGATTGTTGATTATCCTCTGGTGTAGATGACGGGTTGCCCAAAGGTGTTGCGCACATCTTGAATCATTTTATTAAGCAACCCGTGCCATCGCATGTTATTTCCCTCCACTTACCGCTTTAAAGAGCATTTCAGGACGCGTGCAAATATAAAGCGGATAGCTGTATACCTCCGGTTTTACCCATGCATTACGGTCGTTATCAACGATCAACATGGTGTAGAGCGGTTTTCCAACCGTGTTGGCAAAATCCAAACTTTCTCCCGGTGCAAAGGTTTTTTGAAACACACCAGGGGCGTCCATGGGAAAGAATTGACATTCCTCAGGCTTAATACCTATGGCGCGCTTTGTTCCAGCTTTCGCACTCACATTATAGTTGTGAATACTCCGGTAATTAATGAAAGTGATGCCCGCAAAGTCAAAACTACCAAAGCTCCCAGAGCCAATCGAACTTGGTGTTGCAATACCTCCGGCACTATTCAACGTTTGTGCAAGAGCTGTGTTGAGATAAGTCTCACGAATTGTTTTATGGTTTTTTAATTTGGAGAAAAATTCATTTCCACAAAGCCCAATAATGCGTGAACGATCAGAAAAAGCTCCCTTTGAAGCTTCAATCATTTTCATAATGACTTGATCAACATGGTCCGCAACATTGGTTGTCTCATTATTTAATTTAAAGTCAATCGGCTTTGGTGGTGCGATTTCCCATTCCTTGTACCAATCGACAATGACAGAGCCATCGGCATCAAGTACCACCCCTTGAACAGCGCCAAGTTGCATGTTTTCCCATGTCAGTTCGATTTCAGAAATCAGTTTCTTTTGTTTTCTGGCAATATATTTCATTGCCGTCTCGAGTTGATCTTCTGTCCCAAATTCACGCCGGTTCTGGATTTCTTCTGATTTCACCGTGTCACTTTTGGCAATCCGTGTTGTTTTGAAAAACCGAAGATTACGCTTCTCTCTGTCACCTTCTGCCAAGGGGGCGCCACGTTCACTGGTTTGAATCAAGGACAATGTATTGTCACGTCTTTCAATACCAACCACTGTGGTGCTTGTTTCCACTTCCTCAAAAAGATCAAGAGAACTAATAAGACCCGGTTGAAACTCATAATTTTCAATCGCTTTCATCATGGTCGTGGCTGAGAAAGCATCATGTTTAAAAAAATTCATATCCATGTGCGCATTCTCCTATCGCAATAGAATGTTGTTATGGTTTTCGAGAGACTGAATGGCAGCATTTTTTTGCTCGTCCGTAATGGCATCTGGCCATAGCAGTTCAGAAGCCTTTACAGTGCATAAGCGTGCTGTCATCACGGCCCGTTGATCGGCTTGAGAGGCATCAACAGTGGCAAAAGAAATTCCAGCAGGGATTTGACTCCCATCTGATGCTGCTGGATTAAGGGGGGTATATTTTTGTGATGCTGTAATTTTTCCCATGACAGTTCCAGCTTCAATGAATGCTCCTGATGCAAAAACCACTTCTTCGTTTGACATATCCGGATTGTATGGTCCAAGATAAGCGCCATTGCGGATGTCTTCATAAAAAATTTGACTCATTTTATTCCCTTCCAAATTGTTTCCCATTTTGCATAAATTTTTTCCTTGCTCGTCCCATCCCTATGGGGAGCTGTGGTTGATAGTTTTAAAGATGCGCTTTTCGAGACAGCGGCGGTTAACACAACATTTTTTGCTTTCTCAACACTCATGCCGCTTTTAATGGCTTTTGCTGCATCAAAAGAAACGCCTAAGCGTTTTGCTTGCCTTTCAAGGTTTGTCAGTGCCTCGCCACGTTTTCTTTCCTTTTCAAGAGCAGCTTTTACGCTTTCCTGTTTATCTTCATCCTCATCTGCGTCTTCGTTTTCCTCTTCTTCGTTGAAGTCTTGAGTGTCTTCGTCAATGTAACTCTCGTTTTCGTCCTCTTCGTCTTCGTTGATGACGTCGACAATTTTTTCATCATCTTCTTCGGCGCGGTATTGTGTGTGTGCCATGTATTTTTTCCTTTTTTTGTTGCTGTTGGGGTTTGTGATATGGAATCCGTTAAGGCTTCCAAAGCTTGCGCAAGGGTGCCCTGCGCATCTGCTAATCCAAGCTCTATGCCTTGAGACCCAATAAAAGTTTCTGCTTTTGTTTCACGAATTGCAGTAGCGCTCATGGATCTGCTTTGCGCTACCAAATCGACAAACATGTCATAGAGCAGCGCGCAATCTGCTTGCATTTTTTGAAAAGCCCTCTCTGCTAAAGGCTCGTGAGGATTGCCATGAACTTTGTGATCGCCTTCAAAAACAAACGTCCATTTATATCCGCTTTTTTCATCAGCGCCGGATTGATCAAGATGCGCACAAACCACACCAATGGAGCCCACAACCCCTGTGCGTGCGACCCAGATTTGAGAGGCAGAACAAGCAATGGCATAAGCCGATGAGCATGCAAATTCATTCGCATGTGCCCAAAGAGGTTTGTTGTGTTGTTTTGAAAGTGCTTTAAACTCTTCAACAAGGTCAAACACTCCACCGGCTTCTCCACCACCACTGTCAATATCAAGCAAGACAGCATGAACATCAGGTTGTTGAATAGCTTCACGAAAAGAGGCGCTTAAACCCTCATAAGACGTTAAGCCTGAGAGTGCACCAAGCCACGCACTGCGGCGTACAAGCGTGCCGTGAACGGGTATTATGGCAACATTGTTTTGTACCACATAGGCTTCAGCTGGTCTTAAAGCCGTAGCATCATCTTGTGATAAGGCTTTAACTGGAAACTTTTCCCCTGCAAAAAGGCGCGGTGCAAGAGCATTAAGGATGATATCAAGCTTTGTGGAGGTAAGCATGTGTGGAACCCCAAAAAGCCGTGATGCCAAAAACGGCATATCAAGATTATTCACCATTTTTGTGTGCCTCGCTGCCTTGGTTGCTTTCATAACTCTCAGAAGAGTCTGAATCTTCATCATCAATCGCTTGATTTTCACCAGAAGGCGCTGCCATATCCGTGTCAAAAGATAAGCCGCGTGCACGAGCATCTGTGTGCTCTTCCTCAAGTTCGGCATGAATGCTGTCGATATCAAAGCCGCGCTCGGCTAGTGCCATGCGTCGTGTTTTCAAACCTGCACGGATTTCTTCTTTTTCTGCCGAAATATCTTTATTGGGATCAATCATTTCAAGCGGGGGCGCAAAGCTTTCACATTGAAGCCATGGCAAGGGATTTTCTTCCCATCCGGATAAGTGAACGCGTCCAGAAAGTACGGCCATTTCAACAAAACGCTCCCATACAATGCGGTTAAACTGAAAGGCAATGATATGTTCACGCCATTGTTTGACATGCCGTCTAAACTGAATAATGGAGGTACGCACATTGGAAAAATTACCGCGCGTAACATCCCCTGTCACAACGGCATAAGGCATATTGAGAGAAGAACAAATTTTTAAAATATTACGATACTGAAAAGCCTCATAAGAACCACCAACTTCAACAGGATTTGAGAATGTAATTTGTTTTTCACCATCGACCACGTTAACCGAGCCAGGGTAAATTGGATGCTCTTCGGGGACCTCTTCAATCTTCTTTTCCACCTTCTGTTCAATTTTCGTTTTTTCACGATTGTCCTCTAACTCTGCCTCATGAGATTCCTTCCCTGTAATAAACACTGCAAAAAGAGCCGCTGTTTTTTTTCGTTCAAGTTCTGCATCATCATAGGATTCGAGTTGAAAGATTTTTGTCATACAGCGCGTTATTTTTGGAGAACCGCGCAATTGTCCGGCAATCCTGCGCTCTTTGATATGAATGACCATTTCAGCAGGCACACGTATGCGTTCTTGACTCTCAAAGATTGTGTTGAAAGAGCAATCATCATAGGGGTGATGTTTCCAGAAATGATAAGCAACGCGCTTACCACTGGCATCGAATTCAATTCCCATACGAATGTAATTGCCTTCAATCTCAGCAGGTCCATTGTAAGTAAGGTCCAGCATTTCAGTGGGATAAATTTGCAACTGAAGAGGCACACCAGAGCGTCCATAAAGGTCAACATAATGTAGCCTGACAAAACATTCACCGGTTAAAAAGACTTCCCGTGCAATGGTTGCTTGTAGACCATAAAAGTTGGCATCTTCATCGTAGTCTGCTTCATCAACCCATTGCCACCATAAGTTTAAAAGCTTTTTCTTTTCTTCTTGAAAACCTTCAATGCGAGGATAAGGTTTAATTCCATCACTAACCGCCGCAGAGACCCATTCCTCCGTTGCAGATCCATAAAGAGATTCATTGTCATAAAGCCATCTTGAACGAGCAACAATGGTATCACCGCATTCTTCAATTGCTGTATTGATATGTTTTTTTGCGGGGTCAAAACCACTCATACGGCGGCTTTTGCTTGCCGCTTCAAAATGGGGATTGTGTTGACGAGAAATTTTAAAAAAGCCTGTGAGTTTATTGAAAAATCCAGCCATTAATAGCCTCGTGAGATATTAAAATAGAACACACGTGAACCTTTGCGCCCTTCAAGGTCCGCTATTTGCGTATTGATCATTTCAAGAGCTCTGCGCAGTTCCTCAACAGAGCGGTTGCTGACTTGCTTATCGCCATGGCGTACCGATTGCGCTCCCGAATAAAGAGCCTCTTCAATTTGTTCACGCCGCCTTTTTAAACTTTCCAGTCTGTCAATTTTGCTGTTTACTTGGTTCAAGTCTGTACGCATAAATTACCTCCAATCCCCTCGCATATAAGGATTTATCATTGTTCTGAATGGCTTCTTTTGAGGCTGTGCTGTCTGAGATCTTCTTGGAGAAGGAGAGGGCACATGTTCTGATGTTGGCTGCTCTAAAGCGCCTTCAATTTTAAGTTTTTCCAAACGCTCTTCTAAAATATCGACTTCTCGGTTAAGGTTTATTCCTGCTGAAATCAGTCCCTGTAAAGCAGCATAAGCATAGACCCTACAATCCAAGGCTTCGTTTCTTGCCTTTTCACTTTTTTGCCATTCGATACGCTTGAAGCCTTTAAAATATTTGATGACTTTTCTTTCAGCGGTTAGCTGGTCAAAATATTCCAGGTCAAGGCTTTTGTGAAAGTGTGTTGCACCAGCTCCCGTTGCTTCAGGACCCGATTTTTTAAACCGTGCTGTAATGATATCTTTCGCGGCATCAACCCCAACAATATAAAGATTAATCTGTCCTTTATTGTTTTTGCTTGGTCGGCGTGGCCATACCGCACGCCATCCCGCCTGTCCTTTAATCCCCCAGATACGCCGCCCCTCACGCGGGCGCACATAATTATAAACCGCCTGTGTATGTCCACCACCGGTATCAATACAAGCCGCTGTTATCTTGATACCCTCTTTATAGCCTGAATGCGGCCAGCGTTTTGCAAGATATTCATCCAATTGGTCCCACACTTCAAAAGAAGAGGGATCACCAAGGATCACTTGATAATCAATATGCCAACTTTCTTCTCCACGCCCCCACCCCACCACTTCAAGCTCTAAACGGTCATTTTGTACATCAATGCCTGCTGTCAACACGACGGCTTGTTCTGGTGCTAAAGGATACTCTTCGCGTTTTGCATAGAGACTGTTTGGATCAATAACTTCGCCTGTTCTGTCCTCCCATGGCTCTCCAAGCACTGTATTGACAAAAGGCTGTAGAAGAGCTGGATCATCCTTAGCATTTAAAAACTCTCTTGCACATTCCCCCCACGTTAGCCAAGGAGAATAAAGTGCCGAAATATGATAAGAGCGCAAATTGGGTCTGCTTGTCTCACTGGTGGGGACCCAGCATGCGCCTCTTTCTTCACACATGAGATCTGTTTTTCGGTGCTCGGCATGTTCATGACCACAATGCGCACAAACAAAAACAGCTTTTTCGGGAGCCCCTTTCGGCCATTTGATTTGTGACCAAACAATCGGCTGTAGTGTACCACATGCATCACAAGGTACGTTGTAATATCGCTGGTCGCCTAGCACAAAATCCTTTGCAATACGGCTTGTGTCACGGTGGGTGGGTGTGGACAATTTAAAGATCTTTCGTTGTACAAAGGTTGAGGTACGCTTTTCCGCAATCATCACCGGATCACCTTCGTTATCGACACTGAGGGGATAACCATCCACTTCATCGAGGATCAGATAACGAATAGGCATAGAACGCAAACCAGCTGCACTGTTTGCTCCTGTAAGCATTAACGCTCCACCATAAAATTCTTTCGAAAACATGGTATTACCACTGTCACGTGCTCGCGCTGGAGCTATGCGTTCACTTAAAACTGGACTTGCCATAATCATGGGATCAAGCCGCGTCTTTGAAAGCTTTTTGGCTGTCTCAACCGTGGGCATGACATAAAGAGCAGGTCCTGGACTATAATGAATAGCATAACCGCAGAAATTCAATCCCGCTTCAGACATGCCAACCTGCGCTCCTTTCATGACAATGGTTGTTTCAATAGGCACGTAAGAGGAAAGGTTATCCATGATTTCGCGCAAATAGGGGGTCCGCTTTGTTCTCCACAATCCAGGTTCAGCACTGGCTACCGTGCTAAGGTATCTATTCTTGTCCGCCCATTGGGAAACCGTGTATGGTGGGTCCGGTTGTCTTGCATCATTGGCATGGGCGAAAAATTCTGTAACAGCATTCTCATCCATTATTCATTCTTTGCTCGCCCCAAAACTCTCTCATTCTGGAGGTTGGGGATCATGATAAGGAACTGGAATATGAACAGCTTCAAGCAAAGCCTTTCGTATGTAATAATCAATGGCACCAATTAGGCTTGCAGCATCACATCCAACCTGTGCGGCAATGCTTGCACCAAATCGGTGAGGAAAATTCAACATGGCGTCACGGTGTGCTCTTCCAAACTCACGGGCTGCTCTCTTGACTTCTTCACGGTCAACCGTTGTTTCGCGTAAGCGTTCAAGAGCAATCTTCTCGCTTTCAAGGGCAACTTGCATTCGCTCCAGTTTAATCTTGTATTCATTAGCGCCTTCTGTAGAGGTTTGTTTGATCTTTGTTCGCGGTTGACCATCCGGTGCTAAAAATGGAGCAGGGCGTTTTGTTGGATTCTCATTCCAGATAGCTGTTGCAAGCGCTTCATTAACAGAACCATCTTCAAAAAGAGCCTGATCAAATTTTCCTGTCTTAAATCGAGAAACCACCGCATTCGGTGAAACGCACATCTTTTTCGCAAAGGCACGAA